ATATATCTTTCATATGTTAATAGTTCTATTACTTTAGGTGATATATTAAATATAACTTCTTCTAAATAACATAATATTAAATTATTGTTCACATTGTTTTAAATAATCTTCAGCGTCTATAGTATATTGTTTATCTAACTGACTATTATAAATTATGGTAGAAATCTCAATTTCATCTTCTCCGAGATAATCTAAAACAACTGCACCATCTTCAATATCTTTTAATATTTTCTTAATTAGGTTCATAAATATTTATATTTTTCCTATACTGGTTACACTTATTAAGATTCAGAATAGATAATAATAGAATTATTATTATATTTTAAATTCGATAAACTTAATATAATATTTTGAATATCTTCGTGAGTAATGTTAAAAAACATAATTTTATAGTCTACTTTATTATTACGCAATACTACTCTTTTTAATATATGGTCAAATGCATCATCGTATTCTAAATTGTTATATATAAAATTTATTATCTCTAAGTCATTTTCAGTGGATTTATTATTTTCTATATACAGATAAGTTTTTCTAAAATTATCTTGTTCTATAAATCTAATATCATCATTAAAATCATCCCATATATTTATACATATTCCATTTTTCATTTTTACCCCCCCCCCTTTATTATTAAAAATCAATACATAGTAAATTATATTACTATGTATTGAAACTGTTTTAATTAATCATTTTCAAAATCTGGTTCACTATCATCTAAACTATTAATATCAATACTAGGTCTTAATGATTTAGGTTTTTCTACTTTATTTGTAGGAATATCTAAAGTAACATCAACGTCCTTACCTATATCATTTCCACCATTAATTCTTTTCATAAATTCATCAACATTATCATCAGCTACTTCATCACTAGAATAAGTATTTACTACAGCATCTCTTCTAGAAGGTCTACGAGAAGTAGGTGATGTAGTGTGTCTAGTTCTGTCGCTCTGAGCTGATTTAGTAGAACCCACTACATTGCCATACAATTTACTATTAAATGAATTAACAGCGATATTAGCTTGCATATCATATGAAGCTACTTTCTCTAAGAATTTTTTAAATGAAGGAAAGAAAGAATCCTTAATTAAATAATCATCTAAAGTTGTTTTACCTTCCACTTCTTTATAACCAACTCTTACTTCAGATTCTAACATTAAATGATAAATAGCTTCTTCTGTATTATCTTTAGTCTGAATAATACCTAAGTATAAACTATTACCAACATTCTTAGGTTGATTAACCATTTCATACCCATCAGCATAACCAAATTCAAAATCTGTTCCTGGGTATAAATTAATACTTACATATTGTAAAGTACTGTTAGGTTTTAAGAAAATATCAATAGCTTTTAAAATCTTATTAGCATTCTCTGGAGAAATATTACAACGTAGTTGTGAATCAAAGTTACCGTATTGCTGTACACCTTTAGCAGGTCTTTTACCAACCATATTAGGTAATACTGGAGCTAGTGCTAATGTACCACTAGCATATTTTATAGTAACATTATCTGATTCATTATTACCTGAATATAAACTACCTGTGAGAGAAAATCCTAATGACATACATGAATTATGATTGTCGTAAGAATAAGCTACTGTAGTATAATTGGTTTTTACATTGTTTTCTTTTTCGTCAGCCATTTTTTTTAAATCCTTTTAAATTTATTTTTAGTTTAGTTTTTTGGTTTATAAATAATTGTTTATTTCGTTAAATTTGTATCGTTTTTGTTTATATTATATAATGTAATACAAGTGAAAATAATAACACTTGATGTAAATAGATGTACTAGGTCTTCTAATGAATAATTATTATACTTATGTAATAATGTATATAATAAATCTATTATAGTTAATAATACGATATATAAATTAGAATATTTAGCTATTAGTTTGTAATCATTTTTATATTTAAACATATTTTATTCCTTATTATAATAGTTATTTACAGTTTCATACAAATCTTTAATAATCTCTTCATTACTAATATCTAAGAAATTATCATACTTTTTATTAAACATTAGTTCATCTTCACTAGAGTTATAATCAATCCAACATTTTACTTCTACTATATTATTATATATATTTATATCTAATATTAAAATCGATGACTCGAATAAATTTAACTCATATTCCCAATAATCTTCATTTTCTGATAAGTCTGTATTTTTTGGAAGATTATGTAGTTTTAGAAAATCTTGGTAAGTCTCTTCAGATATTCTATTGTTATATTCTGTCTGTTTCTTAGTAAAATGACAACAGGTATCAATATCATTTCTATATAGTTCAGTAATAGTAAAACCACCATCTGTTCTAATAGGACAATATCCAGTATAAGAATTACCAGAAATTTCATTAATATTAGCACTATTATCACTATCTCTGAATTCTGATATAAAATCAGATTTAGCTAGTTCAGCTAAATCTTTTAATTTTTCTTGATATTCTTCTGTTACTTTATGGTTAAAGTTTTTATATTTCATAATATAAATCCATATAGGTTTCTGAGAAATTTAACAATTGTTCTAATACTTCATACTCTAAGTTTGAATAGTTAATATATAATTTATCTACAGGTTCTGCATTAATATATAACTCTGTAAAAGCTTTATCTATTTGTAAGGTAATAGCATATACTCTATCATTATTAAATTCATCTTGGAAAGTTTGTAACAGTATATCATCATCATAACAATCTATTTCTCATACTGCCTTTACTATCGTATTTATCTCTTTTATTATTTTATTTTTATTCATAATATTTTGTTTATCCCTAGTACCTAGTTCTTTAGTACCTATTAAATAATATATTATTAATACTATATCTACATAATTATTTATTACTATCTTTTAGTTCGCTCCCCGCGAGGGATTTCTGTTACAATGAGCCTTCGGCCTCCTATATACTATTAATTTGTTATAAACTAGAAAATGTTATATATTTAGTTTTCTATACATTGTTGTTTATAACTATTACAATATTTTAAAATTTTCTCTAAAATATCTATATCTAGTTCGCTGTAATAATATGTAGCATCTTCTTCAATGATTTTATCTCTCAAGAATATATTACAATCAATATAGTTTTCATCTATGAAATTAATAACAGAGAATACCTGTAATTCACTACCTTTACTATATTTTAAACTATCTGCAATATAGTATGTGTCTATATTCTCTACATCATCTATGTAGAAATTTCCGTATTCAGCTACAATATTATTTACCTCTTTAATAATTTCTTCTTTTGTATAATTCATTTTAATTACTCCTACTAGTAATAATAAAATCCCATACTGTATCTAAAATAATTTTTACATCATAGTTAATTCTTTTATATCTTTTTTTACTTTTTACAACATTTCTAATTTCTGGTTTATCTTGAGTTTGAAATCCTCCATAAATATAAACTCTAGTAGCTTTATCTAAATAATAAGCTTGTTTAAATAAATCTCTAATCACCCACCAATTTTTATTATTATAATAGTTATCTTCGAACATTTCACTATATTTAAAATTATTATCTAATATTATATTTGAGAAATGAACGTTAGGGGTAATAATCATGTAAATTGCCAAAACACCAAAAATGTTTACTAAAGCAATGTTTATATAAATATAATTTTTCTCCACGTATATCATGAATATAATGTTCTTGTTTTAAATCTATATTACTTTTAACCGTACCTATAAATATCTTTTCTTCCATAACTATAAAAATAAAATTGTTAATGATATACTATTAATATATATTTGAAATAAAAAAGGAAGATAGTTATATTTCTATAACTATCTTCCTATAAATTATTTTAAGTTCTGTTCGTTTAGTTTTAACAACTCTTCATCAGTTAATAGATGTCTTCCGTCTAAGACAAGAGTATTTAAATCTTCCCCAAATAAATTTCCATGTATATTACCACCTCTTTGACAAATAGTGGATACTCCAACCTCTCTCACAATAAATCCTAAATCTTCTCCTAAAGAACGTATTTCATATACAACTCCTTCTTTTAAGTGGTTTCCAAAATCTACTCCGAGAACTGAATTGCCAAAAGGTTTTACAATTCTACAAATAGGTGCTCTATCTCTCATATTATTACTCCTACAAATATTTAAAAGATATAAGTATAATATATACTTATATTTTTTAACTATATGCTAAATTTTTAAATATCTAGTCATTTGTTTTTTATTATTAGATTTACTTAAAACATACATACTTAAACTATTCATAATAGGTAAAATAGGAGCAATATTATCATCTATAATACTATCTATATCTACTAGATTTAATATATAGTCAGGTATTAATTTAACATCTTTAGGTATGGCAATAGTCTTTACACCATACTTAACTAAATCACTATTATTAAATATATTCTCTACTATAATATTATACTCTTCACTATATTTTTCTTTATCAAATAATGAATCAAATATCTCTATAGTAGTACATTTTAGTTTTAAACTATTTACATCTTCATTATCTAATATCTCTTGTTCTTCATTTAATAAGTTCCATAAAATTTTACCCCTTACTACTTCCATACTATAAGGATTCTTATAGTTATCAAAACTAGTATATTTCTTACTAGCAGCATATTTTAATGATTTATCTTCTAAGATTTCTTTTCTAATAGTAGCTTTAAAATTATCTAACTTATCTAATATTTGCCCTAACTTAATTTCTTTAGGTTTAAATATTTCATCTCTCATTAATATAGCATAGAATTCTCTAGTAGATTTAGCTAAACTAACTTTCTTAATACCTAGACCAGATAGTAAGAATTTAGTATCTTCATTCTTAATAATACGTCCTTCTTTTAATACATTCCATCCTGCCCAGTTAGTTCTACCATCAACTTTAACAAATCTACTTAATAACATTTCAGACTTCATTACTAACTCATATCTATTATGAATAGGAATATTTAAATTAGTACAGAAGATATATAATATATCTTTAATATATCTAGAATTAATATAAGTAAAAATATTACATATAATCATATTAGCAATATCTTCACCATTCTCACTCTCTATATCTTCTAACTCAAAGAATGATTTATACTTTTCTACTAAAGGGTCAATATATACGAATACTGAATCTGTATGAGCGTATAGAATAGCTTTTCTTTCTAGTTCTAATACTCTATCATATCTTTTATTATATAAGCTATAATATCCAACAAATTCTTTAATTAGCTCATATAACTCTTTACAATATTCTTCAATTCCTCTAGGAGGTTCATTAGGGTCTAAGAAATCTTTATGAAAACATTTACCTAATAGTTCTACTACATATTCATTGGAGATAAACTTTAATATATTCCTTTTATACATAAATCTGTTTAAATATTCAGAAGGAAAATTATCTAAGTGTTTTTTTATTAACTCTTTTAAATTTTCTTCTTTGCTATCAAATTTATTATAAAAATAATCTACTAAGTATTCTAAAGCTTCTTCTTTAGATAATACTATATCTAATACTTCATTAATATTATACTTACTATTTTTAAACTCTATATAACAATTAGTACAATAATCGTAAAAATCATCAATATCTATAAATCCTATATTATCAGCAATAAAAGATTCTAATTGCATCAATATTGTAGTAGTAGAAGCTACACCACCATAAGTAATACTAGGAGGAATTAAATCATTATACAGAATAAAACTTTTTTGACCTAATGCACCGTAGAATGAGTTCATAATAACCTTAATCAATTCTTGTAAAGATTTAAAGTTATTATATACTTTTTTATCTACATCATTAATATGCTCAAACATTTGATTCTTAGCTTCTTTTCTTTTACTCTTTAACTTAGATAACATTTTGACAGGATAGTTTAAATGTTCTTTCTTAGCATCAAATATTCCTCCGAACATAGAAATGATACTATCTGGTTTATATGTTAATTCTAATAATGATTTAATATTACCATTTTGTATAGTATCATCAGAAGAGTTATATAATGAAATTTTCTCATATTCTTGATTAGATAACCTATCTTTTAATATATTAATAAGATTAGTTTTTTCTGTATCTGTAATAGGTCTTTGTTTAATAGATTCGAAAAATATTAACACTTGTTCTAAATAATTCTTAGTGAAATTAGTTCCTTCTATATACATATATTTATTTTTCCTTAATGTAAATATTTTATAGTTTAAAAAATAAAAACGACTTAGATGTTACTCTAAGTCATTTAAACAATTTATAATTTAACGCGAAGTCTTTTTAAATCTGGTGTATTATTAGAGTCACTGCTTCTACCACATAGCGTATAATACCTCGCTATCCCCATAAAGTTAACCGTGATAGGGTATTCGTCATTAGGTGTTGTATCAATTCTTTGAATAACACCTTTACCCTCACAACTATCAAAAACTCTATCACCTATTTTATAATTCTCATATTTATTAGCTTTAGTAAGTTTAATTTTCTCTAAGCTGTCTGTAATATGAATAAATTTACCATCGTCTTGTTTAATAAAATCAACATCGAAGCACCTCGTTCTTACGCAATAAACGCCTCTTTCTAAAGAAGCTTCTAGATAAACTACATAATCGTCTAATTTTTCTTGTCCTTCTACAATAACTCTAGTACCAATTTTCAAATTCATAATATTCTCCTATATGAAGATAATAATATAATATATACTTATTTCTTTTAACTTTACATTAAATTTTTAAAAATCTAGTCATCTGTCTTGATTTTTTATATTGATATAATATTAGCAGTCGGTTTTTAAATTAAAACCCAATTCAACGTATATTGAAAATAATTCATGAAAATCAGGAGCTGTGTCACGTTGTTTAGCTAATAGCTCTTTTAGATATTTTTTATTAATATCTTTTTCAGAATAACCAAAACTATCACATAATAGTTTAGCTAATTTCCTATAAGTTAAATTGTTATCACTCATATATTGTAATATGGTGTCAATCATATCGATTATTAGACTTTCTAATTTACAGTTATTGTTAACGTACTCTAATTTATTCATATCTACACCTTAAAACAATAGTTAATTATATTTTATTAATATATACTTATTATTTCTAATATTGCACTACAAACTTTTCAACATATTATCAAAAGTTAAATTATCTATATCAAGATAAAAATATTTAACTTTATCACTAATAATATTATCTTTCTTATCTTTAGTTAATCTTAAAATATTAATAGTAATATCTTTCTCTTTAATATACACTAAAATTTTCTTCTTATCTAAATTTAAATCTGTTAATAGAAACATAGTAATTTTGTTATCTAAAATCTTATTGAAGATTCTATCGAACTCTAAAACATTTCCTTTAATAACATTGTTCTGTTCTAAATATTTACCCTTATCATGTTCTGACATATTTCTATAATTAGTATCAGAAGAAATTTCTAGTACTTTATCACTATCATGTTTACTAGCATAATCATAGATATTATCTATAATAGTTTGTAGTTTAGTTTTATCATATTCTTTCTCTAATAGGAAATGTAATTTTACTATAGATTTAATTTGTTTATTATCTGACATACAATTTTCCCTACTTAATTAAATTTAGCTTATTTAAATTAGTAACTATATTTTTTATTCTATTTTTTAAATGTTCTTCAGTAATAATAAAATTACCTTCATCATCCTCATAAATATCATTTTCTGAACAAAATAAACTAATATCTAAAAATGTAATACTGTAAACATTACCTGTATCATAATACTCTAACATACAATAATATTCTAAATTAGTAGTTTCTAATAATTCAAAAATATTATCATTAATACTATATACAGAATCTGTTAATAATTTTCTAATTTCCTTATCATTCATACTAAAGCTTCTCCTGAATGAGCGCAACTCACAATAACTTCCCCAAAAGAATAGTTTGGATAGTCTTCTAATAAATCTTCTGTAATTTCAGTAAGATTTAATTCTTCAGTTTCAATCATTCTACTAATACACTTCCTTAATGCTTTTCTTAGTTTCTTTTTTGACAAATTATTAGTATATGTTTTTAATAGTTCATCTTCACTAGAGTTATTCATTTCACAATTCCTATTATCTTTATTAACAACATTAGTATAATATATATTTATATTAATTTTTAAAAACTTAGTTATAACAAATAAATAGTATACTAAAATATAAATTATTAAACATAAGGATAAAATATGTCTTTAAGACTTAGTGAAGAAGATAGAGCTTCTGAAGAACAAATTTTTACAGAAATGGCTGAAGACTTACACGAATATAAAGTTTTAGAAGAACAAGGTCAACTTTTGAAACCTATTAAAAAAGATATTATCAAGAAACGCGCTATTGCAAGAATGGCGTTTGTTATGGCTAAAGCTGCTAGTGACCCAGATTATATGAAGTATCGTGACCTTATTATGAGAGCACGTCCATATAAACAAAAAATTTTAACAAAGTATGCTTCTAAAGCAAAAGCTAAAGTTAGAGTTAAGTAAATAATTATAAGAAATACATAGAATAGTTTCTATGTATTTCTTAAACTTTTATAAATCTTTTACTTCTTCTAATAATTCATTCTCGAATGTTTGTCCAGTAACAGTTTTCATAATATGATTAGTAGGAAATTTATTCATAAAATCTTCCATTAATAACATCATATTAGCTGTAGAATCTTCTGCTCCATTCCCTTTATTTAACATTTCTATTTTTACATTATTCATAAATTTCTTAGATTTAGTATCTACTATAGCTTTTAAAACATTAATTTTATTATTCCTAAGAGATACTAAATTACTAGCTTGTTGATGTAAAAATGCTAATCCTCCACTAGCTCTTTTAGAGTTTTGTTTTACTTCATCATAATGTTCTTTTAAATCACCAAATAGATCATCTATAGCTTTAGCTTCTTTCTTTAACATCTCTAATTCTTCTTCAAAATTTTCTTCCATTATTAAAATCAAATTCAAATATATATTATATTAATATGTGTAACTATTATTAATATAATATATTATGTTTATTAAAGAAAAATATTTTGATTTACCAAAAATAGAAGAAAATTCAGGATTAGCTTTTTGTTGTGAAAAAGGTTGTGGTGAGATAAATAAAGAAATAAAAGTTAAATATCTAAGATTTAACCGTTTTGAAGAAAGAAATAAATATAGTGATGAGTTATTAAACGCTGAATATCACTACTATCCTACATGTAATAAATGTGCTAGTGATCTATATTTATTAGATGAAGATGGTAAAGAAATAAAATTTGAATATTTAGAGAATCTTACACCCGATGAAGAAAATTATAAGAATAAACTAATTAATTTTTGGAATTAAATGTGAAAAACTATTACTTAAAATTTAATTATAATACAGGTAATATTGGATACTTAGGTCCAATATGTTCTGATTATCCTAGTAGAGATTATGGTGATATTAAAATTTATTATAAATGTCATAGGTGGGCTAAAGAATTAAATAAAATGTTTAATGAATGTGTTGTTGAAGTAGAGGAAAGAAATGTATAATATTATATTACAAATAAATAAAGATTTAGTTTCTGAGAGTAGATGTATTAGAAAACTATCTATGACTAGAGATGATATTAAAGTATATGAAACTAAATATGAAGATTTAGATAAATATAGAGACTTATTATCACAAGGAGCTATTCCTATAGGTTCTGTAGAATTTACTAATTATTGCATGAAATTAGCTAATATTAATATACCCGAATTTGATTGTTACGATAGACGTTTATACTACGGTAGATATATTTACCCTATATCAGAAAAGAGAATAATAAAAAATCATATATCACCAATATTCATAAAGCCCGTTATAACAAAACTATTTACAGGATTCATATATTTTGGTCAAGAATATAGTTATAATGAACATGATAAAGAACAACTAATAAAATTTAATACATTATCAGAAGATACTCAACTATATATATCTGAAGTTATTAATATTAAAGCTGAATGGAGATGTTACATTAATAAAGGTAAATTAATTTCAGTGTGTCAATATGATGATAGCGAAGAAGATTTAGTACCTGATAGTAATTTTATAAATAAATGTTTAGAAAAACTAGGTAATAGGGTATTAACTTTAGATATTGGATTATTAGATACTGGAGAATATGTAGTTATTGAATTAAATGATGCTTGGGCTATAGGTAAATATAGCGATATTTCAGATAATGATTATTTTAATTTTATTACAACTAGATGGGAAGAAATATATGAAACGAAAAATAAGTGAAAATTATTTAAACGCTTTAGTAGTTAAAGATATAATAGAATGGTATGATTTCCCTGTACAATATACAGCTATTGATAATATAGGAAACTTATATTTATTAACTGTGATAGAATTTGATGATGAAGAGTATAATGATATCTATCAAATACAAAATATTAATAACGTTTATGAATATTTATATACAGTTAGAATTTGTAGAATTACAGGTAAAAATAAAACTATTATAATATTAAAAGAAAAGGATTTCTTATGCAAACAACAAGACAATTATTATCTATACATAAAACTACTGATAGAAGTAGTAAAAATTGGAAAACTGTATTAATTTTAAACGAAAGAGTAAATGGAGAAAAGAAACTAAAATTAATATCAGAACCAGATTTAACTTTCTATGCTACTAAACCAGAAATATGGAATGAAAAATATTCTAACGGTAAGAAAGTAATTAATATATCTAAAGATGAATTAGATGAAGTTACTTGTAAATTTGATAATATTTATAATAGTATAGCAGATTTATCAGAAGATTATTTAGAGGGAGATAGTAAGAGAAATAAAGCATTCATTAAAGATTGTTATCAGACTAAAAGAACTTCATATCTAAGAAACCTTCATTTAAATAATTGGTTATTTTCTTCTGATGTGGATATTACAGACCATTATTATGAGAAGTATGTTAAAACTTATGAGAAGGAATTAGATAATACTCTACCTAGTAGAGGATTCTTTGATATAGAAGTAGACGGTAGATTATATAGACAATTCCCAGATGAAGAAATAGCTCCTTGTCCTATTAATGCTATATCTTATTTTGATGATCAGAGTAAAACACTATACGGGTTATTATTAGATCATGGTGTAGAATATAACCCATTGATAGAAAAATTTATTACTAATAGAAAAGATAATTTTGAGAAAGAATTAAGTAATGAATTATCGTTAGAAGTTAATATGGAGATTACTGTTAAATTAGAATTCTTTAGTAGTGAATTAGAGTTAATTAAAAGATTCTTCTATCTATCTAGAGACTATCATAAATCTGATTATATGTTAGCATTTAATGCAGGTTTTGATATTTTAACTATAACGAATAGATTAAGAAATGAATTTGATATTGAACCCAGTGATATATTCTGCGATGAAAATATTCCTGTACACTTAAGACAATGTTGGTATAGAAAATCTGGATATGTGGGAGGTAAAACAAGAAAAGATAGTTGGAATATTACATCTTCTCAACATTTTTCCGATATGGCTAGAAATTATACTGATAGAAGACAAGGTGCTAATAAATTAGATGATTATAAATTAAATACTATATTAGAGCATGAATTAGGATTAAATAAAATAGATTATGGCGATATTCAAATTAAAGATTTACCATACACCAATTACGAATTATTTGTTAAATACTCACTAATAGATACATTTAGATTATATCAGCTAGATAATAGCATACAAGATGTTAAAGTTTTCTATGATCTTTCTTTATATGCTTGTACTAGATTTGAAAAAGTGATGACTAAAACAGTAACACATAGAAATCTTTTATCCGTAACATATAAAGAATTTAATGTTATTATATGTAATAACTATAATAATAAAGGTGAATATGATTCAGAAGAAGACGAATATGACACAGAAGAAGTATACGATGAAGATGGTAATCTATTAGAGATTACGCAAGGTAGTGGTGGTACATTTAGGGCAGGATATGTAGCAGATCCTTGGTTAAGTAAAGTTGGTGAAGAATTAATAAAATTAATTAAATCTAATAAAATATTTAAGAATGTAACTGATTTTGACTTTGCTGGGTTATATCCATGTATTATGGATTTATTTAATTTAGATATGTTAACACAAATAGGGAGGGTTATATTTAAAGATGATAAATTTGATGAACATAGGACTAATAGAGCTACACGTTTAATGGATGATTTAGCTGTAAGAAATAATATCTATATAGGTAATAAATATTTAAATTTACCTAATTATAGTGAGTTGATAGATATGTTTGATAAACTATAAGAAAACTTAGATTATAACATTATAATATGGAAAGCTAGGAATGTTCGAACCCGAATGACACAGTGATGAGTGTTGCTTTCCATATTATTTATCATCACCTTAACTTAATCATCAAAAAAAGGATAAAATATATGCAAGACTTACAAATATTAAATAACACCAATCTAACAATGACTCTTAAAGAGATTACTGATTTATTAGAAGTCAGACATAATAATGCTATTAGAGTAGTAGATAATATGATTAAAAACAAAGACTTCGGTACAGCTACTCTTATTGAGTATCAGTACGTAAAAGGTAATGGAGCTAAAGATATTATTAAAACATATCAATTAGATGAAAGACAATCTATAGCAATAGCTTCTAGATTGAATGTTAGTTTATTAATGAGAGTTATCGATAGGCTAAAAGAATTAGAGCAAGAAAAATCTTATGGTATTTTCAAATTACCTAGTAATTACGAAGAAGCTCTGGAAGATTTATTAGTAAAAGTTAAAGAAAACAAATTATTAGAAAAACAAGTAGAGTTTTTAGAGCCTTTTAAAGAAACCGTGGATGGCTCTAAAGTTATCTTTCCTAAAAAAGAATCCGTGTTTGATAAAGAAAGAGGATTCAAGAAAGATGTTAAAGAGATCTGCCCTTATCTATCTAATGATAAGATTACTAATATTTTAGAATTCTATACTACCAAGAAATATAAAAATACGGACTATTATGTAAAAGATGAAATTAAATATTGTGTAGAAAAATTTATCGAAGATAGCACACAAGAAATTAGAGGTACTAAAAAATCAGTAATTTTATATCACAAATGTTTACCTGGCGGTAAAACGATAGTTAATAAAGATTATGCTATTCAATACTTAGGTAAACGTGAAGAAGATTTTATTTTAAACCAATCTAACTAATATAAAGGAATAGTGAATGAACGATTCTATTAAAAATGTAATATTCCCATATACGGATGCTATATATAAAGCTGTGGTTACAGACAGTGGAGTAAAGCTTATTATTAAAGAAAAAAATAATATTAAAGGTATCTTTATAGTAGAATATTTTACACAAGATGATGTTATTAGTGAATTAGCTAGATTAGAGAATAACTATGATATACCTGTAGGTACTTTAACAAAATGTATCAAGAAAGGTAATAGAATATACTTTAATAATAAAACAAACAAGATTGAAGTGATTGATTATGATAAAGAAGAAAATACTTTGTTATCAGAAAGATATTTTATTACTAAAAGCGAAGTTATAAAATTTCTAGAAGAGAATCTTCTTATACCTAGTGTATATAAAAATACTTCGCGTTTACCTAATACACTAAAAACACAAATTGAAGAATACTTAAAAACCGCTAAAAAAGATATGCACTATTTAATATTAGATTGGCAATCTAATTAAATCTTAAACAAGATATTTATATACTATAATACTTAATTGTATTATAGTATATAATTTTTCAAATATATATTAATATAATAACTAAACCTAATAATAATTATAACATGAAAGAGAAAACAATAGAATTAAATTATTTTATATTAGAAAATGCTTCAGATATATTAAAAACTTTATGTTCTAAAAATAAATATATTTTTGAGATACATAATAACTATAAGAATATATTAAAAGTATTTTATTTAAATGATAAAGACCGTTTAATAGATAAAGTATCAATAACTAAATCATATAACCTGTATGAATATAGAGACAACGATAGAAATAAAGATTTTTTTAGTGTATCTATTAATTTTAAAGATAGTTATTATGTAGCAATATATAAAGAAGATTTAGTAAATTTTTTGAAATTGTATTTCAATCAATATTATTACTACGAAGATGATTCTTGTGTGAATTATGAATTAAATAAGGAACTATAAATACTATGAATATTGAAGAAAAGTTAAAAATCGCTTATGAAGCTTTAAACGAACTAAGAAAATTAAATCCACTAAGAAATGATTTCGATGCTTATTGTTACGACCTAATAACATATGGATTATCTGAAACATATAATGAAGAAGGTGAATCTGTTAAGACTAATACTCCTATCAAACCTACTAAATATTACTAAACATCATGATAACAATAGACTGTCCAATATTAATTAAAGAATTTATTAACTTATTAGAAAAATTAAATAATAAGATGAAAAATCTACACTCTTCTACTTATTATAGATATTGTGTAGGAGAAGAATGTAAATCAGATTTTAATGTAGATACTGGAGTAACATATACTTCTTATGAATTTACTAATAACTACTTTAAGAAGAAATTAACTAATACTCAAATTAAAAATATTGATATAGAAAAATATATTAACCTAGGAATTATTAATAGAGTAGAAGTTTTAGATAGTAAAAATAAAACTAAAGAAGAATATTACTTAGAGATTAAAAATTTAGACTTTTATGTAAGTGGTAAAGAGTTATATGATTTCATTAAAAATTATAAAAAAGATATTAATAAGATAGAAATATCTGATTGTAATATAAGATTATATAATAATGATAATCTTTTAGTTCCTTTACAAGGTAATTATATTTATCCTACAAAGAATATAGAACTAGTAGAAAATACTAAATTTATTAGTGATGATTTTAATAATATAGTAAATAGATATTCTGTAGATGAATTGCTATTATCTAACTTAGATAAGAATATTTTAAATGAAACTGTAGTAGAAGAATATTTAGTTAGTTTCTCTAAAAAACAAATAGCTTTATATAAAGAAAATGATGGCTCTGAATATTTTATTTCTATATATGAAAATAATCATTTAAATTTAATGGTATTAGAAACTAATAATAAAGAATTTAATATTAACGTAAAAAATCATATTTTATATATTTAATAGGAAGATATTATGACTAAAAGAATAATTGAAGAAGAATTAGGTGATTATGTTTTATCTAGTTGTTATGATAAAATTAGTGCTAAAGATGTTTTATTATTGATAGAAGAATATAGTAAAATGCAAAATATAGATAAAATGTATTTTGAGTTATATTATGAAGATGATGGATACGGAGCTGCTAGCGGTAATTTGAGTTTAAAATATGATAGAGAAGAAACTGATGAAGAATACAATATTAGAACGGAACAAGATAATAAGTATTTAGAAAATCGTAAGAAAAGAGAGTATGAGGAATATTTAAAACTTAAAAGTAAATTTGAATCTAAATAAATATTAAATTTAAAGCTAAGAGTTATTATAACTCTTAGCTATGTTTTATTTTTTTATATCATCAACATTAGAATATATAAGAAACTAAGCATATATTTACTTTATATCTAATGGCTAAAAATGATACAAAATATGATAAATATAGTAAACTGATTAATAAAGTTTATTTAGATGATGAAACTATTAAGAATAATGAAAAATTAAAACAAATTCAAGATAAAATTAATACTAATATTAATGAACTAGATAAAATGTTTGTTGGTAAAGATAATACTATCTTAGGTCTAGCAGATAAGTTAAAAAATATTAGTAAAGAAAAGAAAGATAAGAATAGTACTAATAGTAGAAATAAAAACATGAAAGATTTATTAGATATGATAGAGAAACCAGAAAATAGTACTATTAAAGAATTATTCTATTCAGAGAAATATAGAATAGATAAATATAGAAGTTTTGAACAAGTATACGAACTAATACCAGAACTAGCGGATTGTGCTGATACTATGGCTGCAAATATTATTTCACCCGATGATTTATCAAAAGATAATATTTTTATTAAAGTCAAATCACACAAAGAAGATAGTGTTGAAACTAAATTAATAAAAGCTAGAATAGAGGATATATTAGAAGCTTTTAAAATTAGCGAAACTATGGTAGATAGAATTACTAAAACTCTAATTAAAGGAGATTTATTTATAGCTGTTATAGATATTAATAAAAAACTAGAAGGGTATTTAAAAGAATCTTATTTATATAAGAAAGAAGAAACTAATGATATTAATACTAGTACAATGTATTTAAGTGAAGGTATTAAAGATATTATTAGTAGTTATAGTAAAGATACTAGCATAGATAATATAAAATTTGTAGAAAATATTATTAATAATAAATTTATAGTAAACTTAAATAATACTAATATAGTAGATGAATATAATACATTATATGAAGAATATAAATTCTTAAACGAGAAAGATGAAACTGAAGATAAAAAGAAAGATAAGGATAAAAAAGATGAAAATACTAAATTAGTATTAAAAGAACTTAATCCTATTAGAACTATTAAAGTTATGTCAGGTACATCTATCTTAGGGTACTACTATATTGAATATGGTGTAGATGATAATTTTTATACTAGTAAAGATTATAATGAAACTAGACAAGATGGATTATTTTCTAGTTTTTATCAAAGAAATAATGAAGAAGAAAAATTTAATAGTAGAAAGAAAATTAAGTTTGTTTCTGATACTATAGTAAAAGCTTTATCAGATAAACTAAATAAGAAGTTCATTACTAGTAATCCAGAATTTAAAGAGTTAATATATAATTTAATGCAAGATAAAGACTTCTTAGAGAAAAAATATATTATTAATTTTTTTACTGAAAAAGAAGTAGTACATTTAAAATTAGGTGGAGATACTTATGGTAAATCTATTTATGATAAATCTTTAATGTTAGTAAAATTATATTTACCTACATTAATTGCTTCTGTATTAAAGAAAGTAGTAAGAGGTTCTGATGAGAAGTTTATTTATGTAGAGACAGGATTAGATGAAAATCATGAGGGTGTGATTACTTCATTTATTAAAGACTATAGAATGAAGAATATTAGTTTAGATTCTTTTTCTAATATTAGTACTGCTATGGACATCCCTACTGCGTTTAAAGATACTGTAGTTCCTGTAGTAGATGGACAGAAACCTTTTGAGATAGAAACTATTCAAGGAGATGATACTCCAGTAGAAACAGAATTTTTACAATATTTAAAAAGAGGTATGATAGGTGGCACTGGTGTACCGGAAGCTTTTTTAAGTTTAAGGACTGATGCAGAATTTGCTAAAGCTTTAAGTATGCAAAATGCTAATTTTATTAGAAAGATTATTCCTTGGCAACAATCTCTAGGTAGAGGATTTACTGAACTCGTTCTAAATTTATATAATAGAATATATACAGAAGAAATTTTAACATATAATGATGTAGAGTTATATTTCCCTAGACCTTCTTCATTAAATAATGAAACTATGAATAGTAATATTAGTAATGTACAAACTAAAGTAGAATTTATTGTAAACGGATTAATTTCTAGTGAAGATATGAATAGACAACAGATTATGAAAGGTAAATTATATAAAGAATATACTCCTCAGATAGATTGGACTAAGATAGAAGAATTACAAGAAGAAATGGAATTAGAGTTAAAGAGAAAAGAATTAGAAGATAAAGTAAATACACCTAGCGGTGGTGTTGAAGATGTAGCTGGTGGGGATGATATGAATTACTAAAAATAAACAAATAATACAAGTATAATTTTATTTATACTTGTATTATTTGTTATAATATATATTAAGCTATTGCAGAAGATTTAATATTACCTGTTGCTGGTTCAAGATATTTCTCTAGAGCATCATTCATGTGTACATATTGGTCTACTCCGCTCAATAGAGCTAATGCTAACTTATTAGCACTGTCACCTAATACTTTCTTACACAAAAACTCCATCTCCAATGGACCTGCTTTATCATTAGTACCAGCTTCAAAATCTTGGTGTGAAGTTAAAATTTTAGTAGGCATTACATTGGTATATAAAGATGCGTACTCAATAACTTCTGGGTCTAAACCATCTGGTGTAAAATTCATCACATTAAAATCTGGTCTAGTTTTAGCATATAATAAGATACCTGTGTGATATTTTACACCATATTTACCTTTTTTATCATTATTAAAAAAAGAAGGATAAACTGCAATATTTGTTCTAGGGTCTCTAACACCACCTACCCAATAACCATAAGCTTTAGCTACAGGAGAACCGGAATATTCATTATGTGACATAGTAAATGTACTTGTTACAGCACCAACACCACCAGCAAATGAAGTTTCTGTTTTACTGAAACCTTGTGTTAGCTTAACATCTTCTAACGTAATATCTTCATTACCTTTAAAGCTAACTAAATTTTTTTCAGTTAATTGAGTAAAATAAGGATGTTGCGCAGTTACCCATTGAGGTACTTTTAACCATTTAACAAAAGCGTAACCAGAAATTAAAGGTTCTACTGCAATTGGTGATAGTTGATTTAATTGACCATCAAACCAATCTGGATTGTTTTCTAAATCAAAATCTATTTTTGGGGTTGAGAATAAACCTGTTGCCATTTTTTACCTCCTTATATGATTAACGAGCAACGTTAAATGTAATTTCGACACGTTCAATAATATCAGTAAATTTAAGTTCAACATAAACATATACTAATTTATTATCTTTAGCATAGTCATCTGCCCAAACTTTAGGTGTAATATATTCGCAAGTACCGTCTTTAACAAAAGATTCTAAAGCTACAGCAATAGAAGACTCTAAATTTTTATAAACTTCTTCAGTAGCATATTCCCATTGCGTTTTATTACATACACTTCTAGCAATTCTTTCGATTCTAAAGTAAGCTCTAGCTTTACTAATTTCACCAAAAGCTGAAGATTTAGTTAAAGTGGTTTGTTGAGTATCGAAATATAACTCTTTGAAAGTTTTGGTTAAATAATTCACCTGATTATCATATAACTCTTCTTTTTCCGGTTCTGTTGGATGACTAGAACCTTTATTTTCAATATAATCAGTAATTAAACCTCTAAGTACACCTTGGTAGTTTTTACCAATACCATATAATTTATCATTAGTAGGAATAACAGTAGATAAATGATATGTGTGTGTTACAGATATATTTTTTTTAGTAATATCATCATAAACTAATCTATCACCAGAAATTAAAGCGACAAATTTAGTATCCACCGGAATAGTTTCTAAATCATCATTATCATTAGTACTGAATAATTGATTTTTTCTATAGTCTAAATAATCCACTTGAGTTTTATTGGTGTTTAAATCTAGGATAGTAAAACAATCTCTACGTTGTTGAGCGAAATCAATCATAGCTTGTTTAACAGGTAACGTAAAATCAGCATCTAATATTAAATCAATTTCAGTTAAAGCTGTTTGAGTAATAGAAGAATCATATAATCCCATGAAAGCTTTAATTAACATATCTTCAAAAGTTTTAGATAAATGTAATTGACTTTTTAAAGCATCACTAGCAACTAAACCGTCTGTAGTATATTTACCATTACTACCATATCTTAAATAAGGAATTCTATTAGAACCGTTAATAAATCCTAAATTTTTAGAAGGTAAATCTAAAGCAGTTAAATAATCTAAAGTTCTAGTATTATATGTAGCAGTACCGTTAGCTGTAATATCAATAGGTTCTCCACCTAATGTAGCTGATAACATAAAACTATCTGTTGTTGGGTTTACTATATAATATCTAGTATTAGCAACAACACTAGCTCCAGTACCTGTTACGGTATCTAAGATAATAGAATCATCTAAAATAAATCCATGTTCAACAGCAACAAATGTATCATCAGCAGCGTTAATAGTTAATGTATTAGCATTAAATACTAATCTGTTAGCTGATACTTTATTACCATAAGTATTACCTACTTTGAAAGGAGTAGCTTCTACAATATTCAAATTTCCTGGGTAGATAGAGATATCTTTTTCAATAGAATCCCAAACAGTTTGACTAAAGCTACCTAGTAAATATTTACTATATTTATTTAATACATCTAAAATATAATAAGAACTACCATTCACACTTCTTGAATCTGGGTCTAATGATACTGTAAAACTTTCTAATTTAGAAACAACACCGTTAATATTTCTATAAACAGTTAATGAATAAATATACCAAGGATAAGTATCTGCATATCTACCTTGAATAGGTACTAATGTAATACCTAAGTTATTATAATATTCACCTCTACCTTTTGGATATAATCCTAAGAAGTTATATTCAGTATAAGCTTCAACTGTAGTTTTAGTTAAATATGATTCAATATCACTAATATTATAAGCTTTACTATTGTACTTAATAATAGGTTTAATGTTATAAGTTTCTGTAGCATCTACAGTACTAGTTTTTTCAAACCCTACGCCGATGATAATATTAGAATAAGTAGCACTACCATTTAAAATAGCATTAGTATTATCTAAATATTCTGGAGTACATCTTAAAACATAAACACCAGCACCAGCTTTTAAAGCGTTATATGCGTTATAATTAGCTTGTCCGTATTTTTGATAATTAGGATAACCAAATTTAGCTATAAAATCTTCTGGGGATGTAACGTATTCAACTTTTCTATCTGGACCCTTTTCTGATATAATAGGGCAGAATAAATTTGTATAAGGAGTTACTTGTTGTGTAGTAACATCGCTCTCAATAAGTACAGATGAAACATTTGGATGTTCGTACTTAACAGTAGCCATATTAATCCTTTTGTTTTTAATCGTTATTAATATTCTATTTAATTGTTACATAGTCTTATATAAACTTTATAAAAAAAATAAAAATATATAGAGTATAGTATTTCTACTATACTCTAATAAAGATTTACTTATTTTCTAATTGATTTAAATAATAATCAATTATTTTTTTAATTTCAGGTATATCTTGTCTGTTAAAAGTTTTATTCCAATTCCAAGAAAAATCTGCACTCTTCCTAGCTTCTTCTAGAGTTAATCTACCTTCAAGAATATCGCAGTAGTAATTGATAGATACAAATCCGTTAGTATCATACAAATATCTAATACCACCATTTTCTATTTCTAAGAGAACGTGTTTAAACCAGATATCTGAATCATTATAAACTCTACAAGGATTTTGCCACTCTAACGTATTATTATTTTTACGGAAGTTAGTAATATTCACATTATCATTTTTATTATCCATGTTAGCTATTCTAATACTAACATAATAACCTTTTTCATACAGTAACTCGGCTAAATGACTAGCAAATACACAACAACCTCCACTATTAATGTTTGGGTATTTTTCATTTATTTTTATACCTAATCTAGTTAAAACATTAACAAATTCATTCATAATCATCTCCTAAAAATAATAAATATATACAATAATATAATATATATTTATAATATCTAACTTTACACTAAATCATATTTTTAACTATATATAATTCTCTCTACATTACTAATATTCTGAGGTCTATTATTCTTAGTAATATCTAATCCACTTACAATAGCTTCGTTAATATTCTCAAAAGATAATCCAGCGAATACAGAATTTAACTTAGGTAATTGTTTAATATTTAACATCTTATAATCTTTTAAATTTCCAGTTCTTCCAGCTACTCTTCTATATGGTACAGCTAAATCTTTTTTATATCTACACATTTCTCCTACCATTAGTTCTAATAATCCAGAAGGAATAGGTAAAGATATTTGATTTTATTCCATATTAGATTTTAACATATCTACTATTTCATTATAAGGAATATTACTAGGTAATTTACCTTGATTTAAATAATCTAAATATTTTTGAGCATCTTCTAATGATACTAATTTATTTGTACTACTAATAAATTCCTCATCTTTAAATAATGTCAGAACATAGTAATTATCTTCTTCGTCTTCTATTTTTTTAGATATTTTTACTTGGTCTGAATAATTTATAGTTAATATAGTAGCTAAATCTAACTTCATTAATTTTTCTTCTGAAGTATCTGTAGCTTTAAATCCTACATAAAATGAACCTATAGTATTTACTACGCCTCCCAAGAAAGTTGATAACCCATTATCAAAATAATCTACTGGTATATAAATATTCATAATAGCTGCTTTAACTATAATTCTTCCTTCTTTTGTTTCTTCTAAATATAAATCTATTAGTTTTGACATATAATAAAATAAAAAGTGTATAATATTATATAGTTTTTAATACTAAATATATAAAAAAAGATTGAGAGTATATTGCTACACCCTCAATTTTTTAAACAGATTATAATTCTTTCATCTCATTTTCATATAACTTAATTAATTTTATTAAGACTTCTAACTCTATAGTTATTTCAGACCCATCTTCTAATACCACTCCAGCTGTTGTATGTTTATTAACCCACATTTGTGTAATATCATTTTCAGTTATAAATAAATTTATTGACATTGTATTAACCCTTAAGTATATTTTTTTTTGATTATTAATATAATATATACTTATAATTCTTAACTCTACACTAAATTTACAAAAAAATAATAGTAAAGCTTTTACACTTTACTATTATTTAATTTAAATCTTAAACAGTTTTTATAAGTCGTATTCAGGACTACTTTACGAAAGTGCGCCTGTTAGGGTAATGCTTTCTTCCGCTTCAATTATGTATAATAGCTGCTTATACTTGTTTATATTTTCTGCTTACCAGATTGACCTAAACAAAGGTGCTTGCGCTAAGTGATTAGTCTATTACTAAACTAACTTCATACTTTTAAAAGCATCCACCGTATAAAACGCTTTACTTATATTATAATGTTATAAGCACTAATTTAATATATATTTATAATTTAAGTTAAAATCAAGTACTTTTATATAACTTTATTCCAATCACTTAACATTTCTATACCATTCAAATACCAAACATAATTCTTCTGATATATACTTACACCATATAAACTATTTAATCTTTCTTTAGTAGTATTAGTTATATAACCACAATGACTAACATATAGTTTATTATTATCTTTCTTAGCTATACAGTTACCATGTAAATACAGATAAGAAAAATTATTACTAAAGTTATGTTCTACTCTAGTATTATCTTTTTTAAAATCATTACCATTATAAAAAGCGTTTCTTGCTTCGAGTGAGATTTTTCTCATATTAAAATATCCTTATATTAGTTAAAATAAAAGGTAATCTATATGATTACCTTTTTAAATTTGTTATGTATAATCTAGAGGGTGTGAATATAAATAATCTTCATCCGATTCATAAAGTTCTTTTTCTAATCTAACAATAGCATCTTTAGCTATGTCTTTAAGAATTGGGTTACTTAAGAACTCTAAAGCTTCTACTATCGTTTTAAAACAATACTCATCTTGTAAAAATTGATTTTTTAAATTATGCCCTAAATGAATATGAAACATTCCTGTTCCAATACCTTTGTACATGTAAACTTCACCTCTACAGTAAGCCATTTTATTCTCCTAGTTAAATATATTATTTTAATATATATTTATAATTTTCAACTATTCAGTAACTATATTTTCTTTAATAGTTTTAATATCTTCACTAAAATTATCACTAGCACCGAATATAAATATAGTTAATATATTAAAATATGAAAATTCTTCATTACTTAATAATTTACTATCATACATTTTTTTAAGTAAACTATAGTTCACTATACTATTCATAATCCCATTAAATTTATATTGAAATTCTTTAGTAAATTTATTCTCTAAAATTACTCTAGATAATTCTAATACTAATTTCTCAGAGAACATAATATTTTTATCATTTAAATAAGGATTAGGGATTTTAGTGAATTTATATACTTTACTGTTAGCCATTTTTTTAATAGCTTTAAAATAATATTCTCTGTCTAATTTACTTAAATTTGTTTTATTTTTATTTTTTAATATAGATAAATTTTCTAATTTGAGCGTGTCTCTAAATACTTTTTTATGAAGGATTTTAGACATCTCTTTAATTTTATCCTCATTAATATTAATCTTATCTTCAATTTCTTCCTTAATGTTTTCTGATTCCTCGTTAGGTATTTCGATAGAAGAAGATAGTTCTAAAATATTAGAAAAATCTTCCATATCTTGTTGTAGTTCTTCTAAAGTTTGTTCTTGTTTTTTAGCCATTATTATTCCTTTATAAATTAGTTTTAAGTTCAATACTTAAATATGGTAAAAATGGATAAATAATATTAATCATTCTATCTAATATATATTTAAAATCATTTTCTAAATTAATTCTATCGCCATCATCTATACTTGACATATAGAATACATTTTTTATATCTTCTGTTAAACTAGATGAGTATTTAGATAACCAATCTATAATTAAACGCATTGATTTACTATAATCTAATGTTTCTTCTATATTCTTTTCAATATCTAACTCTAATTTATTTAAAGTGTTAATAATATATTCGCTCTTAGTTATTTCATGTTTATCTCTATGTAAGTTATTTAGAAAATATCTTAACATATTTCTAATCTTAAAATATTGTTTACCTGCATTAGATATAGAATTTTCAGAAAATATTACATCGTTTTTATAGTCTGATAATATTACCCATAATCTTAATACATCGGGATTATAAGTATTATATAATTCTTCTAAGAAGTTACCATCCATTTTAGATTTAGAAAATTTATCACCCATCTCATCTAATACAAATCCATGAGTAAATCTTCTTTTAGTAGGAATCTCATCAATCATACTAGCTAAAATTACGCTAGATTGAAACCAACCTCTATGTTGGTCAGAACCTTCTATATAAATATCTGCTGGAGTATTATAATAAGTAAACATACTACCGGAATCAAACCATACGTCTAAAATATCACTAGTATTAGGAATATTAACTCCCCATTTCCTTTGTCTAGAAATACACCAATCTTTCCTTGAGAATAAGAATGAAGATAATCTAGTTCTATCTTTAGATGATAATTTAATCTCTTTTAACTTAGTTTTAATTTTATCTAAATCAAAATTTAAATATGTTTGTTCTGTTAAAATTTTGTATACCTTATTACTTTCTCTCCAATCAATAGGATAGTCATGTGTATAAACTTCTCTTTTATATACAAATTCATCATCTAATCTATAATTAGCAATATGTTCTAATAAATTTTCTTTATCACAAACATTCTTAGATTCAATATTATTACTAGATAAAATTCTAAAATCATCATCTCCATGTCCACCACATAAATGCACTACACCAGTTTTATTATCAGTAACGTATTCATCGTATAATATAGGACGAATTAAACCTTCTGTATTAGTATATTCATTATATAAAATAAAATCAAAATTATCATACTTAATAAATAAATTATTTTCTATAGCAAACTTCTTAGAACATATATAATTCTCTTCAGTTACTACATATTCAATATCTCTATTAACACAGATAGCTTGATTACCTGGAATAGTCCATTCCGTAGTAGTCCAAACTAAAATTTTATATTCACCTAAATCTAGTTTAAAATATACAGATTCATCTTCTAATTCTTTATATTCTATTTCTGAATTAGCTAATACAGTTTTTAGTGTTGGAGAATACCAAGTAGGTTTATTTTTATTAATAATGTAATCATTATTTTTTAGTTCATTATATAATTTTAACTCTCTATCTTTATAATCTTCATCCATAGTAAGAAAGTTTTCTTCTGTAGGGAAGATGGCAAATTTATATAGAGTTTCTTTTTGTTTATCAGAATAATATAAAGCTACATTCTTAGCGTTTTCTAATAAATCTCCTTCCATATTCTTAGCTTTATTCTCAATAGGTAGTCCGTGACAATCCCAAGTAAAAGAACATTTTACTTTATAACCTTTAGATAGTTTATACTTAATAAGAACATCTTTTAATGTTTTGTTAAGTAAATGTCCTATATGTAAATTACCATTAGCATAAGGGGGTCCATCTTGAATAATATAATCTTCTTTAGTATTGATATTATATAATCGTTCTTGGTAGATTTTAATACAGTTAGTAATATCTTCTAACTTATCTCTATTTAGTTTTTGAGGAATAGTGTCTTTAGGTAATAGTACATTTTCTTTATTCATAACATTCCTATAAATTTAATTTTCTTCTAACAACATAATTACACGAATTAAAGGAGTCTAATACTTCTTGATTATTATTAAAATCTTTATATTCTAATTTTTCTTCATATAAATCATCTTCATAAATATCATTATCAAAAGCCCATTCATATATCTTATAAGTATTCTCTTTTAATAGTATAGCATCGTTAGCAAACTCTTCATTATAATATTTATAGTTTTCAAGCGTTTCCATTAGTAAACCTTTCACACAGGTTAATATATAAACTAGATTCTAACATTTCACTAGTTTCATTATCTAGTAATATAGGATTACAGAAATCTCTAATAAAACTATATCCTATATAATCTCCTAAATAATTAGCAATAAAATTATATTCATATTCATCTTCTTTACCATAAATAATATACTCTAATGGATTATAATTATCATCTAAATTATCTAAATATTCGTTTAGAATATACCTAATATTCATATCTAAATGAAATAATATATAACCTTGAGTTCTTTCAGATATTTTCTTTTCTCTAAATAACATATCCACATATTTCTTAACTTCATCACCTTCGTTATTACCATTTTCTCCATCTTCTTCTGGAATAAAACTACTTATATTATTAATAAGAATATTTTCTAAGAAGTTAACAATTAGTTCTTTTCTATTTAATACTAATGTCTTATATGAATATAATAATAAATTCTTTAATGAACTAGGAATATCATATTGTTCTAATACATCTTCTGGAAAACTATATTTTTCTACTAATAGCTTAGATAGAATTTGAATATATATTTCTTGTTCTTTTACTCTACTAATATTAATTAAATCTAAATCATCTTTATATTTTTTTCTATAATCATCAACTCTCTCTAATAAATCTTCTAAATAATCAATATTAGATAATTCATTATCATTTTCAATTTGCCTTAAGATAATATCTACAATATTATCATCTTGTATAATATTAGCAATAAAATCTCTTTGTACTTCATCATTAATATTTACTTCTGAATCTTTATTATCGTCATCAATAATAATGTTTGACATATTTTATTCCTTTATTTGTTATAATTAAGAGTTCACAATGACAATATCTAATATTTCTTGTACTTCTAATATTTTAATAGAATAATGATTTGAATAATATTCTGGTAGTATTTTAAGTATTTGTTCTTCATTTTCAGGTTCTCTAGGATATTCTGCACAATCTCCGTTAAGTTTATCTCTATTTACTTTTACGGCTATTCTATATAAATTATTAGTATCTAATAAAATTGTAATTAACCAACAAATATGATTTGACATAATTTCCTTTGTTTAAATTTTAAATAAAATAATTTTTAACTTAGATTCATCTAATATCTTATAGTAATCATCCCAATTCCCACCAGCTAAACCACAACCAATACCATATGGGAATCCTACAACATCGCCATCTATAATATCAAATCTTCTAAGAGTTTCTATTTTCATTACATCAGAACCTATAAATTCTCTACTTATACCTTGATTGTTTTCTAATAAATATATACATTCTTTAAACGCTTTTAATCTATCAACATATCTATCAGCGTCTCTAGGTTTACCTGTATATATTTGAGCTGTTAGATGTAATATTTTTAGTTTACTATCATCTTCAAATGTTATGTAAACTTGACCTAAGTTTCTATTTGAAACTTTAGTATAAATATTAGAATTTGGATACTTATCAAATATTTGTCTAGCTAAACCTCTAGAACCTTTACTAACACAATTAACTTGATGTGCAATAATATTAATATCAGATTTTAATATATCTTGATTTCTTGTTTCTATAATCATAGTATCACCTATTCAAATAACCTGCTAAATATAAACTACTTAAGTTTAAACCTTCATATAACATATTCACTACTAATTCGTATTCTAGTAAAGGTTTGATATTATACTCTATATCAATTATATAACAACCTTCATAATTTATATAATCTAATGCAACAATATTATCAGATAGTAAAACATTTAGTGTTTGATTATTATTAAATCCTGTAATAAGTTTTTCTAAATTTTTCGGATGGAATATAAATCTAGTATCTAAATAAGGAATAGTATCAATATTTAAAAATTTACATATAACTTCATTAAGTTTATCTACATCATAATTTTCATTAGAAACAATAAAAGTTTTAATCATAACAAATTCTTCTCTTTTATATATTTTTCAAATTTTCTAAAGACTCTACACAAACCTAAATTATATCTAGGTATAATAAAACCTAAAGATAGTATGATAATAACACCTTCTAATAATTTAAATATACCTCGTATTATATTAAACATAGCATAATAGTACTTAGTACCATATATAAGTATATCATCTTCATGTTGTAAATCATCTAACATTTCATAATCAAACACTTTAGTATTTTTAAATATATCTATAAATATTTTAACCTTATGTAATGTAATCATATTAATTTCTTCTCTTTTATGTATTTAAGTAATTTAACTTGAGAGTCAAATAATAAGTCATAACATTTATTAAAGTCTAACCATTTTATAATATCGTTCTCAGGTATATTTAACTCTTTTACTATACTATCACATCTTAATTCTACATCTTTATGGTCTTCACTATTTACTCTATATAAAATACTATATAATCTTTTTCTATTACTTTTATATACACTAATAGGTAAAACTATATAATCACTAGTAAAATCAATTTTTAGATTAGTTTCTTCATATAATTCTCTTTGTATAGTTTCTATAAATAATTCATTATCTTCAGCTCGACCTTTAGGAATAGACCAAGAGTTCTTACTCATTCCTGTAGGATGTGTAATTAGTAGTTCATTCTTTTCATTTACTAGAAAAATTCCGTATGTTGTAATCATTTTTATTTATCTTATATTAATCTTATTATAGTTATAATATATATTTGAAAAAAAATAATAAAAATACTAGAGGATATAACATCCTCTAGTACAAATAAGTTTATTTGCTATTTATATGATTATTATACATCTCTTTATATTCTTCTAGTGTTTTATCAGTAAAAATAGATAATACTTTAAAATGCCATTCTTCTTTTATATCTAAAATATTTTTCCTGTAAAGCCTCCATTGTATAGTTAAAAGAGATAAATTGATCTTCAGGTGGTCTATAAATAGCATCATTCAAACACCATTTTAATCTCTCTATTAGTTCAGTTTGGTCTAATGGTATATGTTCTAACATTTGGTCAATAACATTAGTACAAATGTCTCATAACATTTTCCTATAGTTTAAGTTAATTATAGTATTAATATATATTTATTATTCTTAACTTTACACTACTTATTATAATTATTCAAAGCTATTACTCTCTGTAAGAAAGATTGTTTTTTATCAGGATTAACTTCTCTACCTATAACATTTTCAAAATGATTATAAGCTTTAAAATTATTACTAACATTTCTAATTTTCTCCATAGATTTTATTGTACTATCATTAGAATATTTAATAAATCTATTTATATGAGGAATATTACTTAAAGCATATCTAGCATATAAATAAGCAAATATTAAGTCATCGTGCATACCTGAAGCTGCTGCAATCTTACCTCTTTTATCGTACTCTAATACACTTATCTCTTTTATTAAATCTTTTATTTTAAAACAACTAGGATTGTTATATACTTCATATTGTAATATATCTAACATAACAGGTCTTGTATTTTTATTGATAGGTATACCATATCTCTTATGAATGTTTGCGCTATCTTCCATATTAATATTTCTTAGACTTTTTTCAGTTTCTTTAGTAGCATCATCTGTATAATGATACACTAGTTTACTTTTTAGATTAGTATTTTTTATCATATTTTGTACAAATAGAGTAGTGAAAGGTGAATATTCTATAGCTATACAAGACATAGGAAAATACATATCTACTAACTCTTCTATAACTGATAGAAGTTCTTCCCCTCCTATAGTATTATTATGAAAATAACCAACCGGTTCTAAATCAGAAGGATCTAATACTACTATAGCAGAAGCATCCAAACTTAAACCCCCTGCAACATCTATGCCTAATATATAAGGTTTCATAATATCATATGTTCTTATAAAATTAAAAACATATTTTTCTTTAATTATTCTAGTAGTGGTAATATTACTAATGTGTTTATACAGTTCAGTAATATATTCTTCATCAAATACTGAACTATCAGATGTATTAGGCCAATCTAATAATATTTCTCTTTTAATATCTCTTTCATTAGCTAATAACTGACATTGTTCTCTAAACCACTCTTCATCTCTACCTAGTTCAATGTAACTGAACTCTACATAAAAAAAAGTATTACTATTATATTTAATTAAATCTTTTAATACTTCAGTAGACATATCAAACATATCTAATGAGAATTTTAAAGCTCCATCTTTCTTGTTAATAGCATAAGCACCAATATCACTATCTCTGTTATTAGGAGTAGTTGTTAATATAATAAAAGAAGGTACTCCATTTAACTCTGCTGAAATTTTAGCTTGACTAGTTGCAGGTGCTGCTGCATTAAATATCTTATAGTTGTATTTAATGAAAGCAAACTCATCTAACCATAATATTGGAACGTTCAAACCCCTACCTAAAGCATCACCTCCATCTTCATCTACAGCTGTACCTATAATCTTAATAGAATTTTTAGTTGTATCGGATTTAATGTAATATTGATTATATTGGTCTTTTTTACTTTCTTTAACTAAATATTTAGGTAGTTTGAGAGTATGGTCTTTATATCGCGTTAAATTTAATTTAGCATCTTCTAGTTTTTTATTACCAAATACTATTTCACTATTTTTAGTAACATATCTATAAATATAACCTATCATAGCTACAGTAGAATGAGATTTACCGTGCTGTCTAGGAAGAACTTCCATTACATTAAAATTTTGTAAACATAAAAAAATTAATGCTAAATTACCTAAATGTAATTTGAACATAGTTTCTCCTCCTGATTCAGGAATAACGCACACTTCTCTAAAGAAATACCAAGGATTCATCCTCACTTCTATTTCTATTTCTAATTTATCTTGAGGTGTTAAATTATCACTAAATGGGTCTATATTCATTAATCTTTCATTATATATTACTAAAAAAAATAAGTTATTCTTAACTCCTTTTTCTTTTAGTAAATAGTGCATATCTAAGAAAGATTTATTTTTTGTATTCTTATGTATTTTAGGTTTAAATAAATCCATTTAATTATCTTGTTTTATTGATTTATATAAAAAAGTTAAGTGATATATAAAATATACTTAACTTTTTATTTTTGAATTAATCTTTTTTAATACAGAAACTTGGTAGAAGTCCTTCTTCTATCCACCAAATAATAGTACTAGCTAACATTTCTGCTTGTTGATAATCTATTGGGATTGACTCATTATTTTCTAGCTTTAAAATTAATTCTTTTTTAGCTTTTTCGCTCATAGTATTTTCAGACATGATGTTAATCTCCGTTTTATTTAATCTTGATAAGATTCTAAGTGACTAGCTCTCATAGTTACTGTTTTAGGTTTGTCTATATCATTAATATTGAGAGGTAGTTCTACAATTACCAATATATTCCCATCCGACATTTGTAAAAAACCTAAAATATGACCAATCAAATTCTGACCGCAATGTTCAAACCAAACAACTAAACCTTTATTACATTCACTTAACTTCATTTCATTCTCCGATAAGCTGACCAACTAAACTTAAAACTATAACAAGGATTGTTTTCTACAATAGAATTAAATCCATTATCTCTTTTACTTCTAAAAAGTTTTTTAAACATAATAATCTCCTAACAATAATAAAGATATTTA